AATCCGCGTCGCCGTGGGTTCGACCCCCACTCGGAATACTGTGCTCGGGTAGGCAACTAGGCAGACCACGGGGTTTCAAACTCCCTGATGCTGTGGGTTCGAATCCCATCCTGAGTACCAATGCCGCCTGGCCAAAACGGCAAGGCTCCTGCGTCTGATGCAGGCGATTCCAGGTTCGAGTCCTGGGGCGGCAGCTTTGGGGTGAAAAGTGCATGCGACAGGCTCCCAATTGATTTCGGAGAACCCGGACTTGATCACCCGGAAGCATCTGGATCACTGCCGCACCCGCTCGGTTAGGCAACAGGCAGACCACGTTGGTTCAGATCCAGCGATGCTGAGGGTTCGAATCCCTCACTGAGTACCAAGTCTTCGCGTACGACTACGACCCCGCCCTTGTAACGCGGGAGGTTGGGATTGACACCCGACGAAGGCTCCATGTCACAATAGCTCCAGCGGTAGAGCGCGGCCATGGTAAGGCTGAGGTCTCGGGTTCGAATCCCGATTGTGGCTCGTTGTGTGAACCGAAGTTTCCGGGGGACGTAAGGGCCTCGCGGGAGACGGGAAAAGGGACGCCTTTACGGAGTAATTACCCGTTCACGACAGAACCTTAGATGCTTGTCGGCTCCCTAAGCCAAAAAGGAACCGGACCCAGTGGTAATGGTGAAAGGGAATCATCCGAGCTTGCCAAGTTCGGGGTCCGGGTTCGAGCCCCGGTTACCGCACGAGGGGAAATGCATTTCTCCTAAGTCGAGAGTGGGGGTTCGAATCCCTCCAGGTAGGAACACTCTCGGCGCACGTCCGGTTAGGCAATGGCCGACCACTCATCTTGAGGAGATGTGATGCTGCGGGTTCGAGTCCCGCACCGGATACGGGGACAGAAGCAGATCTGCCGGTGGATTAAACGCGTAAACTGCGACTCGCTTCTGTCCCTTTCATCGGAGGAAAACCCGTCAGGGCACGGGCGCTCGTTGCTAGCGAGATGGGGGTGAAAGCCCTGAGTTTCGAGTACTCTTCCTTCGGCTTTGGAGAGTTCGCATAGTCGGTCTAGTGCACCAGGTTGGAAACTTGGCAGGGGTCAAACTCTCGCGGGTTCGAATCCCGCACTCTCCTCTAGGGCGTAGCCTACGCCTTCCTCGAAGTTCCAAATCAAACCGGGGCACTTCGGGGTAAACGTCCAGGGTGCGCGCCCTTTACCTGCTAGCGGGTAACTGATCCCGGACGATGGCACATGGAGGGTCAACCCTGACGGTGATGGGGACCGCCTCGAAAGCGGATCGTGGTGAAAGCTATGGCGTTCGACTCGTCGTCCCTCTACGGCTGGAATGACTATCGCCAACCGGAATCCTGTAAAAGGGAACCCCGAATAGCCGGTGAAAGGGTAGACAAGCCGATTGCAGAGCTGGTCGCTCGGAGAACTCTGATAAGGTTCTTGTGATAGGTTCGATTCCTATAGTCGGTACTCCGCAGTGGCCAAGCTGGTTAAGGCACCCTACTCATAATGGGGCAATGCACGGGTTCGAGCCCCGTCTGCGGTACGATTCTCTAGCGCAATTGGCAGAGCGACGGACTTTTAATCCGGTGTGTCTGGGTTCGAGTCCCAGGGGAATCACCCTGCTCGTGTGGACAAGCGGTTAAGTCGCTACCCTCTCAAGGTAGAGATCCAGGGTTCAAACCCCTGTACGAGCACTCACCCTCGGCACCTGATCAGTGCTATAGTGAGGGTGCTACGGCCCTATCTTCTATAGGTAGGAAGCGCGCCTTTCAAGTGCGTAAACAGGGTTCGAGTCCCTGTAGGGCTACTGCGGGATAGTGGAATGGAACCATACCAGGCTCATAATCTGGAGATGCCGTTCGAGTCGGCTCCCGCTTCCATGGCCTATAGCTTAACTGGAAAAGCACTGGACTGTTAATCCAGGTGATGCTGGTTCGAATCCAGCTTGGTCAGCTGCGGTGAAAGCCGCATCGTCCCCGTGTCCGTAGGGATCTGAAGTGCGCGTGCATCTGTGTCAGCCTGGTACCGGGATGCGCATAACGGCACTGAGTCGGAGTTCAACTCTCCCGCACGGGGGTCATGGGATCATAGCAAAACAGGAATAATGCACCACCCTGTCAAGGTGGAGGGTACGGGTTCGAGTCCCGTTGGTCTCGCGTTGCCGTGGTAGAACGGATAATACACCTGGCTACGAACCAGGAGAGCGGGGGTTCGACTCCCTCCGGCAATACGCGCCTGACCCCTCTATGGCGGAAATCTACGGGGGACCAAGCCTCTTTAGCTCAATGGCAGAGTAACGGTCCTACAAACCGATGACTTAGGGTTCGATTCCCTTGAGAGGTACCGGGTCGTAACTCAAACGGTTGCGAGACTTGGCTGTGACCCAAGTGTGAGCGGGTTCGACTCCCGCACGACCCTCTCTCGCCGCCTAGTCCTACTGGGCGGTCTGTCTGGATGAAGAAGGTGCCCCCTGTTCCGACCGTCTAGGGTGGTGTTACTTCGTAAGGCGGCGAGAACCATGCCAGTAAGCCTGTGGAGGGCACGTCGGCTGTAAACCGACCGCTTCGGCAACGGTGGTTCGATTCCATCTACTGGTACTGTCTCTGCTCACGCACTGAGATCTGGCCCTCCGAAGGCTGGAAACCGGGTCGGACTCCCGGCAGAGATACCACGCGGATTTGCCAAGTGGGAAGGCGTGAGATTGCAACCCTCACATGAGTCGGTTCGACTCCGACATCCGCGTCTGAAGTTCCGTAGTTCAACGGAGAGAGCTGCCGCCCCCTAAGCGGCAAATCCGGGTTCGAGTCCCGGCGGAACTACTGTATGCTTATCACTGTGGGGTCTGGAAGGTCTCGATCTCTGCGCAGAACCGCATGTCGGCAGGCAGAGAGACCACGGTTCGATTCCGTGCAGATCCACGGGTCGCGTAGCCGGCAAAGGCACCGATACACGGTTTAGCGGATCGTAGTCAACCGCTTCGGTGGTGTCCGTGAGAGGGCTACTGGGCCGAGGTGCTACCCGATAGAAGCCAGCAGGTTGTAGTTCCTGCGCTTCTTGTTCAGGCCCCATGCCGCCAGATTGCAGGCCGTAGCCGGGGTGATGTCGGTGATGCTGTCCCGGCGGCTCCAGGTCTCCCCTCCGTCGCCTACATTGCGCTTCTCGGCCGTTCCCACGGCGTGCCATAGCTTGTACCCGCGTTCCTGGCCCAGGTGCCGCAGCGGCCTCTTATCGTCCTTGCACTGCTGGATGAACCACGCGAACGCCGCTGCCTCGTCGGCCGACCCGGGCCGGATGAGGATGGACCCGAACTTGGGGTGCTTCTCCCAGCGCTTTTCGAGGTCGTCACCGAGGCCGGCAGCGGGTCCGGTGCGCGGTGCGACGATCGCAAGGGGCTTGTACTTGGCCTCCAGCTCGATCAGGCGCTCCACAACCCAGTTCGTACCCGGACGCGAGCAGTTCTTGGGGATTTCCATGACCAGGTAGCCGTCCTTGTGCACCCAGGAGACCGCGATCGTCGCGCTGGTGCCGTCTTCATCGACGTCCAGGGCGAACGCGAACTGCGCGGTGCGCGCAGGCGTCCCCGGGTTCTCGGTAAGGCTCTTGAACAGGTCTTCGGACACTACCTTCCACGCTTCGTCCTCCGCAGGCCACTGGCCGACGCCCAGGCGCTCGCGGTCGAACTCGACAACGGCCAGCGTAGCCATCTCGTTCTTGGTGAAGTCCGCCGACAGGCGGTAGCCGAACGCCGGGTTGGCCTTCGCCCACGCCACCGGGTCGTCACGGTCGTCGTGCTCGCCGCAGACCACGTAGTTGTTCGTTGCCCGGCCGTGAGTACGGTCCACGGGGCACGTAGCGGTGTGCGGGCGGATGCTCCACTCGGCTCCGAAGAGGTCCCTGGTGTTATGGACGATCCTGCGCCGTGAGCGCCCGAGCTGTTCGGAGTCTTCCAGGCCGGCCGAGCCCGTCAGCCACATCTGGGAGTTGGGAACGGCGGCCATGGTGGGCATCGACGCGCCGACAGCTTCAGCCGTGAGGATCATCGCTTCGTCGTAGATCAGGCAGTTACAGGTAAAACCACGAGCCGAACCACGGGACCGCGCCAGGAACCGCAGACGGGGCGCTACCGGCTTGTACATGCGGCGTCGTCCGCTGCCGAAGATCAGAGTAGGCTCTGACAACAGCTCGATGGCTTCTTCACCGTGGCTGGCGCGGGGCTTTCCCTTGAGGCGGCGCGACAGGGCCGGGTAGTTCTCAATAGTCGATACAACGCGGCGGAAATGCTCCTGCGCGGTCTTCAGTTCGTGGGCAGTGTGGATGATGAGTTCTTCACCGAGTACGAACATGCCCGCCAGCTCGCGGATTTCGAGGATTGTGCCCTTGCCGTTCTGGCGGGAGACGATTACGTCGTTCTCGAAGCTGCTCCACCGGCCGTTCGGCTTGATGCCGCAGGCTTCGGTGATGACCCATTCTTGCCACGGGTCGGGCTTGTAGCCGAATCCCTTAGCCCAGGCGAGCATTTCGGTGGAAAGGTAGTTCCCGCAGGCTATATCGCGGAAGCCGTCGTCATTCACGGCACATGACGGGCAGCCGGAAACCTCGGTGCGGTGCCTGTCGGGGGCTGTCCACAACCGAGGTTCCTGCGAGCCGAAGATTTCCTCTTCGTAGTCGATAAGGGCCGTAGCCATACGATTACATTACAGGACTACATTTCCCTTAACGAGCCACCGGCTGCTCTCTTCGTCCCACAGGTGCTGCTCGAAGTAGAGGCGGCTGTGGTGTTCGGTCTTGTAAACCTCAGCGCGCCCGTACGCCTGGTTTTCGCTGTCGCAGATTCCGCCGTTGACTTTGACGCCCTTGTAGAAAAGGTGCCAGTACCAGCTGTCGTGCTCATTTACGCCGTTTATCATCTGGACGTCTACCCTGTAGCTCCTGAAGTTCGGCTTTTCGGGTACGGGCCTGTGAATGGGCCTGCTGTTGAAGACAGGCCGGGGATTACGCGGCATCGGCGTCCCTGTAGCAGTTGAGAGTGACCCAGGTGTACAGGCGGTCGCCGGTCTTGCCCAGGTACTCGATTTCGGTGTAGCGGTGGTAGTGCTTCCAGGCGCTGAAGGCGTCTTCGCACTCGATGAGCATCTGCCCGATGGTCTCTTCGTACCAGCCCGAGGGCCGGATGTCGTAGTCGGCGGTGCTGTGCCTGATACCGGACTTCATCCGGAACCGGAGGTTGGCTACCGCCTGGTAGGTGCGCCCTAGTTTTTCAGCCAGGACCGTCGTGTCGGTGCTCGGGCTGCTGCGGACCAGCTCACGTTCTTCGTCGGTCCACGGACGTGCGGCCTTAGACACTAAGGTTCCTCTCGCGCCGGACGAATTCAGCGGCGTTATGGATCGGGTCGTACTTTTGCGGGAGCGTGCCGAACAGGTGCGCGGTGAGGATCGCCCACCCGATCAGCATTACGGGACCTCCGACGGGATGGCGGGCTGTTTCGCGGAAAACCTCGCTCATGGTCCGGGCGTCGAGGACGTCGGCGGCGATTACGACAGCGGCCACCGAGATCCATCCTGCCGTGCCGGGGTTCAGCTTCTTCATGCCTTTACCCCCGCTCGCTTGAGCTGGGCCTTCGCGTTGAGGATGCCTCTCCCGTGCCGCTTCGGTGTCATGGACGTTACGAGCTTCAGTGCGCCTGACGTGTCGTACCACTTCATGTGCCCTGTGCCTCCCAGCACGAGAGTCCAGCCGAGTGCCGCCGCTATCTTCGCCTCGTCTTTGAGGCCGTTGGGGTACCTCACCGCTAGTCCTGGTACGGGAGGTTGTTCTTCAGGACGACCTGCGCGCCCTGTGCTTTCTGAGCCGACCACCCCAGGAGAATCCTCAGCTGCGAGAGCGTGATGACCCGGGAGATGGCGAGCTGCTTCATCACGGCCACCCTAACCGCAGCTGGGTAAGGGGTCTTCGACGCGATGCCGAGCGCCACGTCTTCGGCCAGCCTGATCTTCGGGTAGTACGGCAGCTGGCCGGCGCTTCGCCGCATGTGCTCGTAGTCCCAGAACAGGGGGCTGTCTTCTTCCGCCAGTTGCCTTGGGAGGGTGATGTCACGGTACGAGATGTCCATGTTTCTCCTAGTCGTAGAGGTCGCCGTCCATCATCAGCAGCCGTTCCCGGCGCTTACGGCGCTTCGCGGTCTCGTCGTCTTCTGCTATGGGAGGGAAGTCGAGTCGCAGCTGGGCGATCATCTGCCGCAGTTCCTTGTACAGAGGTGCGATGTCACGGTCGGCCACGTCTCCGCTGTCGATCCTGCGGGCGTTGTTCAGGGCCAGCTTAGCCACGGCACGCTCGGAGGCTTCGTCCGGGAGTGCCTTCAGGTCTTCTAGAACACCGGACTCCACCTCTCCTATTTCCGGTTCCTCGTGCTCGGCGACCGATCCGTCCAGTTCGCACAGGTACGTGCCCCGGCGCACGTAGTAGAACCGCTGGCCGACTTCGATCCGGGCATGGCAGCGAGTGCAGGACGTAGGTCGGTCAGCGCTTTCTATCCACCGGGATGCCACGGCTACACCACGTCCTGGTAGGTGACCCCGTTCATGACCTGGCGAACGGTGGAACGGCCGACTACGCGGTCCATGGCGTTCCAGATGTGGTGCTCGCCGTGGCCTTCGGCTGCCAGCTGCTTGATGCGCCTGACCTGGTCGTCAGCCAGCTTGCGGTGCGCGTTAACGCGGGGCACGTCGGAGCCGGGCTTGAAGTTCTTGCCGAGCAGGATGTTGCGCACCGAGTCAGGGTGCACCTTGTACTCCTTCGCGAGCGGAACGGGCTTGTAGCCGAACTCCGCGAACACCCTGATGAACTCTGCGTCCCTCATCGTCAGCTTGGGCATGTGTCTCCTTCGAAGTGGGCCTTCAGCAGCAGGTACAGCTCGAAGGCGTGATCCTCCGGCATAACAATCGGCACCTGGTGTCCATTCCTGCGGATCAGCACCGTAGGCGGAGGGGGCGGCGGCGCGTCCCGGAACTCCAGCGTGAACAACGGCTCGTCTTCAGGCAACGGCGTACTCCTGTCTAGGTAGCAACAGTCTACCGCTGGCCAGGGAATACGCTCTAGCGTTCAAGTGTTCACACGGGTATGGCAGACGAGAGCGTAGACCACCCGGCCCACTACGGCGGCGAGAACGACCCGTATGAAGTGATCAAGGTAGCCGAGGCGTGGGGCTTCGACGCGGACGCGTACCTGTTCAACGTCCTGAAGTACATCAGGCGCGAAAAGGACGACAAACTGGAGGACCTGAAGAAGGCCCGGTTCTACCTGGACAGGAAGATCAAGCGCATGGAGGGGACCTGCGCTTCGCACGCGGCAGCCCTGACCCCGGAAGACAACTTGTGGGGTGCGGGCCTTGACAATGCCATGATCCTGAGGAACGACGACCAGAAGCACTACAGGACTGTCGAAGTGAAGATCTCTGATGACCCCTTCGCCTCCTACACGATCAACGCGCACGTGGACTGGACCGTGGAAGCCCTCGCCGGGATCGTCGCGACCGTAGCGGGCTTTTCGGGTACCGGCACCTATGGAATCACCACGGAGCCCGTCTTCGGTGACCCGGTCCTGGGGGCCGGAACCGTTCAGTGGCTGCTCGGCGCGTACCCTCCCGGACGCTACAATTACTACCTGTCGATGCCCAAGACCGCTCCTGTGGCGATCCGCTGGCGCGACATCGACTGGGGTGAGGGCGACAAGCTTGCCGAGGTAGCGCCCTTGGAAGGCTGTGCGGAGGCTACCTGGCGCTACAGTGACGGGGGAGACGTATGGTACCTGATCGACGGTTTCTCCTTCGCAAAGCCGGTCAGTGCTGTCATCGACCGTTCCGCCCGGTCCCTGTCCAGCCTCGTGGAGACGTTCGGGCCGCTCAAGGTCACCCAGGGCGCTTATACTGGCATGACACTGAACCCTGACGGATATGTGAGCGCCGATGGCACGGAATGACGAAGCCGAGAGGCTGGATATCGCTGAGGAATACCTCCTCACGTACTCGCCGAGCACCCAGGAGTTCGACGCGGCCCTGGAGCACGTCCGGTGGGTGCACGCGAGCAAGCCGGAACTCCGGTTCCGCTGCGAGGACATCCTGAAGAACGTGGTGGTGCGCCGTCGCGACGAAGCCCACACGATGGCCAAGCTGAGGGCGGTGAAGCCGTGACTATTAACTTCCCGTCCTCATTCAGCAACATAGCGCAGCCCAAGCGCACGACTCTGGTGTACGAAAACCTTGAGTTCGATCTCGATCACGAGACTCACGAGCTGACTGTGACGAACGCAGACGGCACGCGAGAGATGACGTTCGACCTAGTTGAACTCAAGGAGCTGCGCACGGCGCTGACGGCCCTCGGACTCGAAGCGGCCGACCCGTATGTGGTGAACGTCCGGTGACTGAGGTATTCACCGAGAGCATGCTCAAGCAGAAGCTGCACGACCTCTCGTTCAACCAGCTCGTGTTCTTCATGGAAGACCTGTCGCAGGAGATCCGGCACTTCGCGCGCCAGGGGGCCAGCGACGACGAATGGCGCGACGCGCAGGCCATGTGCGTGGTTGAAGAGGCCGGGGAGTTCATCGCGGCGTACCGGCGCTTCCGTGGCTTCGCCCGGCGCGACGGCGACATCAAGGACGTCCAGGAAGAACTCGCGGACGTAGTCATCGCCGCGCTCATGATGTTCGCCGTCATGGACGTCGATTCCCAGTTGTACGTCAAGGCGAAGCTGTGGAAGGTCATCACACGCGGCTACGTCAACAAGGATTAACCGTTACGGGGTAACGTTGAACCTGACCACGCATGCTAGGCGCGCACTGACGGTGATGGCCGTGGCGCTTTCCCTTGACGCGTTCCTCGGCTGGCTGTTCGCGCTCGTGGAGCACATCTCTGTGTGGAACGGCCTCTACTACGCGGTCACAACGGCCAGCACGGTCGGCTACGGCGATATCTCTCCCACTACGACGGGATCAAAGGTGATAGCGGTGATTATGATGTTCACGGTTATCCCGCTATTCGCTGCCGCGTACTCCCTTATGACCGCCGGGCTGACAACCGGGCACCTGAAGAAGCACATAGACAAGAAGCACGATGAGACCCGAACTCTTCTACAGCAGCCCGCACTACTGGAGAACAGCGAAGAAGATGAGTGACGAAGATGAGCAGACCTGGGAGCAGATGTACGCGTTCCAGTCCATGTGCGTCCGGGCATCCCAGCGCTGCAAAGAGGTAGCCGCCAGTGAAGCCGTCATGGGCTACGAGGAATCGCGGCTTACCTACCTGGTGATTGCCGCCGAAGCGCTTGATGCCCGTGACTGGATCACCGAGATGCTGGGGCGCAAGGTAACCTACTAGCCATGGACTCTCACGTGCACGCGCCTGTTATCCGGTCTAACGCCGAGATCATGGAACAGGCGCGGGAAATTCACCCGGTGCAGTTCGCGGCCCGGACGCTGATGACTACGATCGCGGCTGTGTTCATCGGTGCCGGGGCTGTCGTCGGCACGCTGTGGTTTTCGGCTGTCTTCTCCGTGCTGTGGACATTCAACCGCGTTAAGTGGACCGGCCAGTGCTTCCGGTACGGATTCCACAAGGGCTCTCGTGCTAAGGTTGTCCCGAAGGACCAGGGCTAATATCCTTCGAGTTAAGGTGTGCCTGCGGCCTTCGGGAGCCAGGAGCGCCGACCAACGTTCGAGGAGCGAGATCTAGGAATCTCTGGCCTCACGTCGCCAGCCGGAGACTTTACCGTGGGGCTTCTTGAGAATGTAGCTGCGCACGCCCAGAAGAAGGTTGAAAAGCGCACAATCGGCGGCGTGCCGTGGCAGCCGTGGACAGATCCGTTCATGCGGTTCGACGTCGGCGGCCCCGTTCACCCCACACGCCAGGTTTTCGGCGTAGACAAGGCCCTCGGACTGCCCGCCCTCTACGCGGCGACCAAGATCCTCGCTGACAACGCGTCGTCTCTACCGATCGGCGTCTACACCAAGCACCCTGACGGCAGGCGCACCCCTTACACCGGCCCTAGTCTCTTTGACAGTCCCTCTGTGATCGGCACGCCGTACGACTGGGTGTTTACCTGCATGTCGAGTCTTACCCTGCACGGAAATGCCTGGGGACTTATCACCGGCAAGGACGGATTCGGTTACCCCACGGGCATCGAGTGGATTCCGCCCGAGCACGTTATCGTGGAATGCGACGAGCACGAGCCTTTCAACCCCCTGGCGTCGCGGGTTTACGCCTACGGCCGGGAAATGCAGTGGATAGGGCCTGACAAGGATCTTTTCCACCTCAAGGGCTATGCGCTGCCGGGCCGTATCGAGGGGCTTTCGCCGCTGCGCGCGTTCGCGCTGACCATTCTCGCCGGCCACGAGGCGCAGCACTACGGAACGAGCTGGTATCAGGCCGGCGGCTTCCCGGTCGGTGTTTTCCAGAACAAGGAACTGGAAGTTGACTCCGAGCAGGCAGCTGTAATCCGCCGGATGCTCGTCAACACGATGCGCAGGCGCGAGCCCCTGGTGTACGGCAGGGACTGGGACTACACCCCTGTCACCGTGCCGCCTTCTGAGGCGCAGTTTATCGACGCCATGCAGCTGAACGCCACGCACGTCGCCTCTATCTACGACCTGCCTCCCAACCGCGTCGGCGGCCTGAACGGCGGAAGCCTCACCTACTCCACCGTCGAGCAGAACCAGCTCCAGGTGATCGAAGCGCTGCGCCCGTGGCTCGTGCGGATGGAGCACGGATTCGGCGGTCTTCTGCCCGTGCGCCGGATCGTCGCGTTCAACACCGACGCGCTGCTCAAGACCGACCTCCAGACCCGTACCCAGATCTACCAGATCCAGCGGAACATGGGACTGCGCACCACCGACGAACTGCGCGAGCTGGAAGACCTTCCGCCGCTTCCCAACGGCGCTGGCAGTGAGTCGCTGCCGCTGACGCTGATGGTCTCCATGGCTCAGCGCGCAGGCGCGCTCCCGAAGTCGATGATGGACCAGGTCGTGCTGCTCATGGACGTCGCTGGGCAGAAGCTGGAAGACCTCCAGAAGAAGGGCCTCACTAAGACGCCCGCCGGCCAGGAGTTCGCTCCCGACCCGCAGACCGGGCAGCCGGCAGGGCCGGCCAACGCTCCCGGTCAGTTCTTCTCCAATATGCTCAATGCCTATTCCCGTGAACTCGAAACACAGGGACAGCACGAGGCGGCCGTTATCCTGCGGCTGGCGACTGTGCGCGAAGCCCTGATCAACTCGGTTGACTACGACCGTTTCACCATGAAGATGCCCAATGCCGTAGTCAAGGACATGGTCGAAAATTACGACGATGTGCGGCCCCGCTTGAAGAAGAGTTAATCCCTCCATACCCTGAAAATGATAACTATCGTTTCGCGGAGGGTTTATGACTGACGTGCACAGCGCCGGGGAGTTCTATTCGGCCTTCCCCGAGCGCCGCATCAACCCCTTCCGTCCCGAAGTGCGGTCGGCGGACGGCAACGGCCAGCCCCACATTGTCGGTTACGCCTCGGTGTTCAACAAGCTTTCGCGCAAGCTCGGCGGCTTCGTGGAAAAGGTCAACAGCCGGGCATTCAACCAGTCCAAGACCGAAGGCTGGCCCGACGTAGTCTGCCGTTACAACCACAACGACGACTTCCTGCTCGGAACTACGCGTGCGGGCACCTGCATCATCGATTTCGATGAAACCGGGCTGCTGTACGACGTCGTGCCCCCGTCTTTCCGGTCTGACACTGTGGAGCTGTGCCAGCGCGGCGACTGCCAGCATTCTTCGTTCGCTTTCCGGGTTCCCGAAGGCGGCGACGACTGGGGCCTTTCCGACTACAGCTACCCGATGCGCACGCTCCTGAACGTGGAACTGGTGGACGTGGCCCCGGTCATCACGCCCGCCTATCCCGATGCGACGGCGGCTACCCGCGCAATGGACGGCGCTGTCCAGTCGCTTGCGGTGCGCTTCCAGGCTGAGCCGACCGAAATCAGGTCGCTGCTGGAGTCGAACATGGGCGTCAAGCTGTTCAAGCGCTCCGACCGCCCGATGATTTCCCCGGAAAAGCCGGAGGAAGTTGAAGAAGTTCGCGAAACAGTTGAAGACTCCCAGGAGGAACCCGTAATGCAGACAGCCGACGAGCTGCGTGCCGCCTGGTACGAGGCTGAGATCCGCGCTAAGTTCGACACCGCCGCACGGCAGAAGCTCGCTAAGTCCGGCGAGGCACTTCCGGACGGAAGTTACCCTATTACCGACGAGGAAGACCTGCACAACGCGATCCACGCCATCGGCCGGGGCAACGACAGTCACAGCGAGATCCGCGATCACATTAAGAGCCGGGCAAAGGCTCTCGGGCTTTCTCACATGCTGCCGTCTTCCTGGGGCTCGGGCGGCAAGCAGGCGGAGCCGGAGCACAACTCGGCTGAGGTTCCCGCTGAGGAACGCGCTGACACGCCGCCTGTCGATTCCGCTCCTTCCGACACGCCCGCCGACGAAGACGAGCTGGACGAAGAAGACGAGAACTCCGACAGCGAAGGCGGCGACGGCAGCGGCACCGAATCCCAGGGGCGTTCCGTTGAAGGTACCACCGACAACGGGCACAAGGTGGACACCGCGCAGGCTAACCGCCTGAAGCTGGCTGCTCTCCTTGAGAAGAGGTACGACCCTTACTTCTTCGACTCTGACGGCGAGTAAAAGCCGCCTGGTAGCTCCCCCGCGATGAAAATGCGGCTTTCCCTTTGCGGAAGGCCGCATTTTCATTTACCGTAGGTAATTGACACCCGTGGCCGGGCGTAGCCGCTTTGAAAGTGTGGACTCCGGAGCCGGATAGACCAAAACTATCTGCTTTGGAGGAATCGTGGCATCTGATGTCGCAAAGTCTCTCCGTGACCGCAGGCAGCAGGCTTGGCACGAGGCTAAGGAACTGCTCGACCTCAGCAGCACGGAGAAGCGCGCTCTTACCGGCGAGGAAGAGGGCAAGTGGCAGGCCCTGAACGGCGAGATCGACAAGATCGATGAGCGCCTGAAGGCTGTCCTGGACGCGGAATCCCGCGCCAAGCAGACCGACGAGGTCTACAACACGATGTCGAAGCGTCCCGTGGAGGCACGCGGCGGCGGCCAGTTCGACAAGGTCAAGGATGAGCTTCGCAGCTGGATGGTCGGCGACGGCGACAACCGCCCGATGGACGTCCACCGTCAGGCCAAGGGCTCCGTCAACCTCCGTAACCTTCTGTCGAACAACACCAGTTCGGCCAGCTCCACCGTCCCGGTTGACTTCTACGACCAGCTGATCAGCTACCTGATCGAAGTCAGCGGCCTCCTCCAGTGCGGTCCTTCCGTCCTGAACACCGCCGGCGGCGAGACGATCCAGATCCCTGTGGTTTCGAGTCACCTGACTGCGGCTTCCGCCGGCCAGGGTGCGTCGATTACCGAGCAGGACCCGTCGTTCACGCAGCGCAGCCTTGCTTCGGTTAAGTTCGGCGCACTCACCTCCCTGTCCCGCGAACTGATCGATGACACCGCCGTGGACCTCCTCGGCTACCTGGCGATGTCCGCCGGGCGTGCCATCGGCAACGCTTTCGGTACCGCGCTGATCAACGGCACCCAGGGAATCAGCGTAGGACTCCTTGCAGGCGCAAGCGTCGGCAAGACAGGCGTTACTACCGGCGTCAGCGGTGCCCCGGGGTACGCCGACCTGGTTGACCTGGAGTACTCGGTTATCGCACCGTACCGTCAGAGCAGGAGCTGCTACTGGCTCGCTGCTGACAAGACCATCGGTGGCTTCCGCAAGATCCTGGACCAGAACCAGCGCCCCGTGTGGGAGCCTTCGGCCGTTCTGGGTGCTCCCGACCTGCTGCTCGGCAAGCCCCTCGTGGCCGACCCGTTCATGCCGGCGGTGGCAGTCAGCGCGACGCCGGTCGCCTTCGGTGACTTCAGCCAGTACTTCGTGCGCCTGGTCGGCGGCCTCCGGTTCGAGCGGTCGGATGACTTCCAGTTCGGTTCTGACCTGGTGACCTTCCGCTGCCTGCTCCGTGGTGACGGAAACTACGGTGACACCAGCTCCATCAAGCTCTACAAGGGTGCTAACACCTAACTCGGTAGAGCTGGTAGAATCGGTCTCAGGTTATCGGTCTGAGACCGATTCTATTTTAGGAGACATGCGCATGAGCTGGTCCACTCCCGCCACCGTCGTAGAAGGCGCTAGCGTCACCAACACGCCGTACGCAAGTAGTTCAGTTGACCTCGGGGTGATTACGGAAAACTACCTTGTATGGGCTGTCGTGTCGTCTACAGACGCATCCCTGGAAGGGCCGCTCAGTTTCAATTTTCAGGGCTCTGTAGACAATATCAACTGGTACGGGGTATCGGGCGGAGTAGCTGTAGTGTCCGACGAGGAAGTAAGCCTTCCTGACTATGGCGCAGCTTCGGTTCCCGTAGCACCCGGCACTCCCGTTCGGTACCTACGCGCAGTGGGGGGCACACTGTCGGGCACAATGACGGGATCTGCGTACTACGCGGTTCGTGAGGAGCTTTAAGGGTGCCCACCGTGCGCATGCTCATGGATATCCAAGGGTCTCGTTACGACGGGCAGCCGTGGCCCGGGTACAAGGGGCTCATAGACGTTCCTGAGTGGGAAGCCGAAAAGCTCGTGGGCGCGTTCAACGCCGAGTATCCTGACGCGCCCGATCTAGACCGTGGGTTCGACGTGCTGAAAGCACCTGACCCTGACTTCGAGTCAAATCTTAGACGCCTAGACGGAACGGAAGCCCCGGAAGAAGTAGAGGAGGCCGTAATCGCTGATGACTACGATTCCGACTTCGACCGTGATGACTCCGATAACGACACCGAACCCGAAGCCCCGGAATTCAAGAAGCCCTACGCGACCGCCAGCAAAGCAGATTGGATTGCGTACGCGCGATCGAAGGGCGAAACACAGGCCGATGCAATGACCAAGGCGCAGCTTGTAGCCAAGTTCAGTTAGAGCTACCCTGGGAACTGTACAGCCTTACTCGTTTCCAGGAGGCATTTAAATGGCTGATAAGTCTATGGGCGGACCCGCTAAGGGCAAGACCCACGGCGGCGACCAGACTGCCATGCCTGGTCAGGCGGAAGGCGGCCTGTTCGCAGGTCACAACCCGCTTAACACGGGCGCTCCCGGTTCGGGCAGCACAGGTCCTTCCCCCGACCCGACGCTCCAGGCACCTATCCCGGGCTCGATGTACGGCGCACAGAACGACGACGACCACACGGGCGCTCCGGGTACCGCAGGCGAGCACGCCGGCACGCAGGGCGGCGCTAACTACACGGTGGACGCCTACGGCGCTTACACGTACATGAGCGAAGGCGGCGGTTCGACTGATACCGAGGCGCAGGCCAACAAGTACGGCTCCCCCACGCATATCCCGGGCCTTGAGACTCCCAAGTCCACGGGCGCGGGCTCCGGTCACACGATGATCGGCGGACGGGAAGTTCACTAACCATGGAAGACCTGTCTGGAATTCTCGTGCCGAAGATTCCGGCAAAGGACGGTATCCCGACCTTGCCTCAGTCCGTCATGGACAGCTTCAGTGCTCAGGCAGTCACCGACCACGCGATCAAGCTCATGGGCTTCGAGGGAAACGAGGAGGCACCCGGTGAAGGATCTTAGTCATATGGTAAGTCCGGGCACGGCCCTGACCGCAGGTGAGTCGATGGCCGGCGGCAACACGATGAGCCGTCCCAACACGGCGCAGAGCGCACCCGGTTCCGAGCCTGTCAACCCGATGCCCGCGTTGACCGAACTCGATAACCCGGCAATGGACATTCCCGTTGTTCACGACTACGCACCGCTGGTTCACCAGCACGGAGAAAAGGGGTAGGCAATGGCAGCACCTAGCGGAGAGCATGTCGTTCGCGGCGGCAAGACCGGCGGCCTCACCGATATGTACAACTACAGCGCGTCTGACAGCGGCGCAGTCGCCGGCTGGAACAAATGCGACGACGAAGCCGGCGAGCACGGCGACCACTTCAGCCACGCTGAGCACACCGGCAACGCCGGTCACCCGCAGCCCGGCGACCAGACGTAAGACTCTCCTGGCCTCACCCCTGTCCCGCCAGGAGAAACCGAAAACCGTAACAGCGATACAACGCTGTTACGGTTTTCGTTACTTGCGCGCCTGCTGACGCTTCTGCGCGTCTTTTTCCTGGCTTGCGATCTTCGCGTTCGACATCAGGATCTCTTCAACGACGCGAAGGTCTACCGTGCGGACAGGCGTCGGCTCTACGAAACGGTGCATGGCTTTATGCTACTCCCTGATAAGCTGATCGCGTGAAGATCCTCGCCATCCACGACAATCTGGGCTGCGGGCACGTGCGCCTCGTACAGCCTCTTCGCGAACTGGCGAAGCACGGACACGAAGTTACCTTCAGTGTGATGAGCGAAACAGAGTCCATCGACCACTTGCGCGACGGCGGCAAATTCGACATCATCGTCGGTCAGCGGTTTGCGGGGTTCGACGGGACGCCTACGTGGCGCAAAGCGCGTACGCCAAACAACCGGCTCGTGTACGAAGTCGATGACGACCTGTTTAGCGTAGACAAAGCTAACTGGTCTGCTTATAACCTGTTCAGCAAGCCCGATATTCGGGAAGCCGTCTATGCCTACGCCAGTATGTCAGACCTCGTTACCGTGACTACGGAAACTCTTGCTGCCGTCCAGCGTGAGCAGGCAGGCGCAGCTAGGGTGGCAGTCCTGCCGAACTGCGTCCCTGAGTACGTCCTGGAGCTGCCGCGCACGCAGCGCAAGAGGCCGAGGATCGGCTGGGCAGGGGGTGCGAGTCACGGAATGGACATTCACCAGGCTGTTCTCCCTGTGCGCCGTTTCCTGAACCGCAATGATGACTGGGATCTCTCCCTCAGCGGCACCGATTATCGTCCCTCGTTCAACGTGAAGAACTGGGGCCAGATGCTGTTCAGTGAGTGGACGGCGATCTACGAAACTGAACGTGAGTACTACGAGAAGATCGACTTCGACATCGGCATCGCGCCCGTTAGGGACACTGTGTTCGGCCGGTCCAAGTCCGCGCTGAAGGCGCTGGAGTACAACGCACGCGGGATTCCGGTTATCGCGTCAGATGTACAGCCTTACCGCGAGTACGTAGTTCACGGCGAGAATGGATTCCTGGCGAAGAACGAACACGACTGGGCAAAATACCTACGGCTGCTGGCTGAAAATTCCGATCTGCGCCGGGAGATGGGTGAAAAGGGAAAGCAGCACGCGAGCGCCCTGACTCACGAGAACAACTGGCAGCTCTGGGAAGGAGCGTATGTGTCCCTGTTTGCGCCCGCTTCCGTGTAGGCTGTCCCGTAACGACGAGGAGAGTACGTGAAGACTAAGTGCGCAGGCTGCGCCAGCACACGCCTGTACCCCTTCCTGGATCTCGGGAAGACGCCGTTGGCGGACAGGTTCGCGCTGTCTGCCGACGAAGAGGAGCGTCGTTATGATCTCGGCGCTGTCGTGTGTGAGGAGTGCTGGCTGACGCAGAACAGTGAAGTGGTTCCCGACAAGGAACTGTACGGCTCTGACTACGGGTTCATGACCGGGGCATCGCCTTCCTCAATCGAGTACTTCCGCCGCTGGGCGCAGTGGGCACTCGGACGTTACAGGTACCAGGCACGCATGCTCACTGTGGAAATAGCCTCGAATGACGGTACTCTCCTTCAGAACTTTAAGAAGGAAGGGTGTCGTGTTGTCGGGATAGACCCGGCAGGTCCGGCAGCGGCAGCGGCTAACATCAACGGTATTCCTACTTACGCTGAGTCTTTCAACTGGGAATCAGCGGGACGCATCCTGGAGGAGCAGGGAGCGGCAGGACTACTTATCGCCTGTAATGTGGCAGCGCACGTATCGGACCTCTTCGGCTTCCTGTCAAGCGTCAGGCGCGTGCTCTCGCCGCTCGGCACAGCTATTATCGAGTTCCAGTACCTGCCGCGCCTGATCGCGGGCAACCAGTTCGATCACGTGTACCACGAGCACAGGTGCTTCTTTACCCTGGATGCTTTTTCCCGTGCGTGCGAGCAGGCGGGAGGTCTCAAGGTCATCGATGCGGAACACAGCAGTGCACAAGGCGGAAGTCTCAGGGTGACAGTGCGCCGCAGCGGCGCTGAGCACCCCCGCGTAGCAGCTATACGGGAAAGCGAGAAGTGGTTGCGCAGCAGGGCTGCGTACAGTGGAATGCAGGGCCGCGCCGAGTTCGTCCGCGACGAGCTGCTGTCGATCCTTACGTCTTTCAAAGACCAGGGCAAGACGGTGGCGGGTTACGCGGCTTCGGCCAAATCTTCTACGCTCCTGAACTTCTGCGGAATCGGCCCGGATCTGCTCGATTACGTAGTGGACCTAACCCCGGACAAAATCGGCAAGTTCACCCCGGGCACCAAGATCCCTATTATCAGTCCCGAGCAGGAATCCACACGGCCGGATGCCTACCTGGTGATGGCCTGGAACTACCTCCCGGGAATCCTACGGCGCGAAGAGGTTTTCATGCGCAAGGGCGGTCAGCTCGTCGTACCTATTCCGGTGCCGGTGATCTTGTGAAAGTACTGTTCCCGGCTGTTACCTGCGTACTGGTATCACATCTCAAGCCGAGCCTCGGAGAGGCAATAGACAGTGTACTGGCGCAGACACGCAAAGACTTCCAACTGATCGTCGCCGACTCCGGCCAGTGGATCGGCAAGGACAGCGAACTTGCCGACACTATGCGGGGCTTCTACGAGAAGTATTCCGGCCATCCGCTAGTCGAATGGATTACCACCGGAGAGAGAGCAGACCTTCACGAGGTAGCGTGCCCCATTTCGTATATCACGAACCAGGTGATCAAGGCGCGGCTGATCAAGGGAAAGTACATGTGCACGTTCTACGATGACGATATGTACGAACTGACGTTCTTCGAGAAGATGGTGGGATATTTGGACGATAACCCCACGTGTCAGGCTGTGTACTGCGCGGAGAACATCTACGCCGTGAACGCGGACGGAAGTTTCAGGCAAACAGGAGGGCTAGCAGCCGACGCCCCGCGCTCAGGCGCGGGTAACTTCGACTGCCGGATGGACGGGGCGTCTATAATGTGGCACACGTCCGTACTGGACCGAATGGCGGAGCCGTGGCTGCCGGAAGACCCCGACTACAACACCTGCTCCCATTCTGACGGTATCTTTCTGGAAAAGCTGGGCGCGGCTGTCGGAACCGTTCACAACATTCCTGAGCCCCTGGTAAAGAACCGCGCAACGCCGTGGTCCACCTTTACTCCCAGTACAGGCCGACGTCCCGGTTACGATGTTAGGAGGGCCTGATGCCCACGGCGCTTATCACCGGGATCACCGGACAGGACGGCAGCTACCTCGCCGAATACCTCCTGGAGCGCGGATACGAGGTTTACGGGCTTGTTCGCGGGCAGGCTAATCCTCGGGAAGCAGCAGTTAAGGCCATGCTCGGGGACAAGTACACGCTCCACGGAGACCTACTCGATCAGTCGAGCCTCCTGGCAGCGTTGGGGCGTTCTCAGCCTGACGAGGTGTACAACCTTGGTGCGGTTACCTACGTACCGATCTCATGGGAGCAGTCGGAGCTTACAGGAGAAGTCACCGGCCTCGGTGTTCTGCGGATTCTGGAAGCCGTCAGGCTGTTCAACGGAATCACAGCCTCCCGGACAGCAGGCCGTGGACAGGTGAAGCTGTATCAGGCATCTTCTTCAGAAATGTTCGGTAAGGTCCGCGAATCCCCGCAGAACGAGCTAACGCCTTTCCACCCGCGCAGTCCGTACGGGGCGGCCAAAGCTTACGGACACTATCTGGTGCAGAACTATCGCGAATCCTACGGCATGTTCGCTGTGTCGGGCATTCTGTTCAATCACGAGTCTCCGCGCCGTCCCCCTGAGTTCGTGGTGCGCAAGGTGACAAAGGGCGCTGCCACTATAAAGCAGCGAAAGGCTACAGAGCTGCACATGGGGAATCTCAGCGCCCGGAGGGACTGGGGGTACGCACGCGATTACGTGACTGCCATGCACCTGATGATGCAGAACGCCGAAGCAACTGACTACGTAGTCGGCACGGGAATTACCTACTCCGTAGAAGAGATGGTAGAAACCGTGTTCAGTATGGCCGGGCTGGAATGGCGGGATTACGTGGTAACCGACGCAGCCTTCATCCGGCCCGCTGAAGTGGACTACCTCTGCGCCGACCCCTCCAAGATCATGAGGGAGTTGGACTGGAAGCCCGAGACCGATTTCCGCAGTCTCGTCTCCCTCATGCTGGAAGCTGACCTTGAAGCTACTTAGTTACGCGGTCTGCGTAATACTCTGGACCTGCGTCCAGGGGATGAACACATTCGCACCTGCTGTAGACGGGAAGGTGACGCCGTATGGGAAGAACTGGCAGTCGGACGGCGAAAAGCTCGCAGTGGCTTCCCGAATGTCCATCAGCTCTACCGTAGTTGCAGCCGCCCACCACGCGGGGTAGAGGCTTGTGTCCGTAGCGACGGGGTTAACGTACGTCATTTGCTTATCTCCGTTGTCCTTGAAAATGTTATTCCAAGAGTAAGTGTACTCCCCGGGGAGTACCGATCTAAGGTAGAGTGCGGCCATGATTCCCGAAAATGCGCCCTACGGCTACGGGCAGGCTGCTGAACTCCAGCGGCTGCTAAACGAGGCGAACGAAGACGAGTGGGCATTCAACCTGCAAGGCGGCGACAAGATCCGGCTGCCGTGGATGCCTTTCCAGCTTGCCGATTACATAGCCATCATGGCTGAGGTAATGCGCGAGACGAACGGCATCGGCTACCTCGAAGTCGGCTCGGGCATCGGCACGAAGATGATGGTAGCCCGGCACCTGTTCGGGCTTGTCCCGTTCGGCATCGAGTACGACGAGACCCTGGCTACGATCTGCTCGCAGAAGAAGCGCGGGCCGACATGGACAGGAGACGCCCTTCAGTTCCCGTACGGCTTCGCCGGCTACGACATCGTGTGGATGTACCGCGTCTTCCGCGACGTCGAACTCCAGGACCAGCTAGAACAGCAGATCTACAGCGGCATGAAGCCCGGCGCGATCTTTGCAGGGGCCGCACTACAGAACACCCCTCAGGGGTGGCAGGTCGTAGTCGATGACTGGGACATGGGAAACAGGGGAGCGTGGCTGAAGCCGTGAACCACCGGCCGAGCTGGGAGTCGTACTTTCTCAATGTCGCCGACGCGGTGTCTGCCAGGGCTGACTGCACGCGGCGGCAGGTTGGCGCGGTCGTAGTCGATCCCACGACGAAATACATCCTGGCGACGGGATATAACGGATCTCCTCCGGGCGAACCCGGCTGCCTGTCTGACGGTGCCTGTCCCCGGGGCCGTCACCACAAGGTGATGAACTACGGCACGCTCGATTACGGGTACCACTGCGCGGAATGCGGGCCGAAGATAGCGTGGCCGTGCACGATGTCCGTGGCTCCGGGTTCCAGCTACGATACCGGCACGGGAAAGTGCATCGCGCTGCACGCCGAGCAGAATGCCACTATAAGGGCCGGAGAGCGCGCCCGGGGCGCGTGGATGTTCGTCACCGACGAGCCCTGCGACGGCTGCTGGAAGCTGCTCAAGGGCGCGGGCTACTCCCATATTATCTGGCACGGAGGCCAGTGGACCAGCGGAGTTCCCGCCTCTAGCCTGAAGCTATGGACGTGCATGCTAGCCCTGGACCGGATCGTGAGGCGGTGGTTCTCCCGAAGTGGGAAGCCGACGCGTTCCTGATGATCGTGGAGTACAACACCTACACGCAGGACAGGTTTCAGCTGTCTTTCGCGCTCAAGCACCTCAGCTTCAAGCCGGGCGTCGCGGTGATCGACGGCTTTCAGCGGAACGCTAGGAAGATGTGGAAGACGTATCCTTCGGCGGGTACTGCTCCATGACGAACTTCGCGACCGTAGTCAGCAGGTCGTCGTCTTCCGCGTAGAAGAGTTCCATGGCTACATTGCGCTCGGCGCAGAACAGCCCGTTTTCCCTGCGCCAGTACGAAATTGCGTTATAGAGCAACTGGCCTAGCCTGAAGTCTTGCGGCACGTTCCACAGGTCCAGCAGCTCGCGCATCAGAACGGCGCGCTCCTCGGGCGTCTCCGCCCTGCCTTTAACCACGATTGGTTAGCCCTTCGTTCGACTGAGGTGTCCCGGTCCCGGTGCTTCGTGGGCCTACGGCGCGCTCGCAACGGTCCTCATGGTCGTTGGTTTGCTTGTTCTGTGATTGGCAGAAGCCGCGCACCGGGCCGGGGTTTCAGTTGTGCCCGGTGTAACGCTGAAAGCTAATAGCTTATTCCGGCTAAAGAAGAAAGGCTTGAAACCTGGCATACTGAGCGTAACTGACTAGGAGGTGCTGTATGGCTGTTACCCAGGTCGGCACCCCCACCGCCACCGCGTACAGCGAGTACACCTCCTCAGCCACCGAGACCCTGACCAACACCTGGTCCGGCACGCAGCCCCGCACCGCCGGCGACCTGCTTGTTGCCGTCATTACCTGCGAGTGCGACGGCGGCGGCGGCTCAACATGGAACATCGCCCAGGCATCCGGCACCACAGGCTGGACCCAGCTCATCGACGTGGGCCACTACGCCGGAGCCACCGGGTTCTCCCGCGTGGACGTCTGGACTAAGACCGCCGCCGGGTCGGACGCGGCCCCGTCGTTCACCGCGTCGTTCACCGTGACGACCGACTCACGCAGCTCGGTAACGCTGCTTGAGTTCGTCCCCGCCACTGTTTCGACAAGCGGCACTTTCAGCTCAGGCCAGTTCGGCACCAGTGAGACGTCGTGGTCGGTGAACACCAGCGGCTCGGTAGCGGAAACGGGAGACTACGCCTTCGCGGTGTTCGCCAACCGCTCCAGCAGCATCTCCTCGGCGATCAGCTACACTCCGGGCAGCGGCTGGACCAACCTGACCAGCGACGCCACTGTGGCCAGTGCCTGTCACTCCGCCATCGACGTCCAGGCGAACCCTGCCTCCGGAAGTATCCTGTCGGATACCGCGACGGTGACCAGCGCGACGTCCTACACTTCGGGTGCCATCGTGGTGCTCAAGCAGGCGGTCACGAACACGAACCTGACGCCGGGGCTGGCTACGGCAACGGGAACCGCGCAGAACCTTACGTTTACCGCTTTCAAGCCCTCCGTCGCCACAGCCACCGGAACCGCGCAGGCTCCTACCGCGTCCGGGGGAAACACGACGGTTGCGATCCTGGCTACGGCTACGGGAACCGCGCAGCCGGTAACGCTCACCAACTCCGGCAGTGTAACCGCCGGACTGGCCACGGCAACGGGAACAGCGCAGCCCGTAACGCCGGCACCCGTCGCGGTATTCCAGGTCGGCACTCCCGCTCCCACGGTTTACACGAGCACGTCGGGTGCCAGTCCCTCTCTCGCGTGGGGCAGCGGGCAGACGACCGCAGCGGGCGACGTACTTGTCCTGACTGTTACCTGTGCGGCGACTACGAGCGTTACCGTGCCGTCAACTCCCCCCGGCTGGGTACTCGCTGCTTCCTCGGGCAACGCCCCGTCGTCTCCGCTGACCTGGACCGGCATCTACTACAAGATCGCGGCGGGCGGCGACTCGGTTCCGTCGGTCTCGGTGTCGTGGTCGGGCACGGGCAGCGCCGGGTTCAGCCTGTTCGAGCTGAGTTTCGTTAACCTCGCGGACCCGGTAGACACGACAGGCACCTACGCCAGCGGTTCCAGCTCCTCCACCATCGCGTCGATGACGGCCACTACGTCCGGCAGCGTCGCGAAGTCGGGCGAGTACGCGTTTGCCGCGTTCGCCCGCGAGCAGGGCGCGGCCAGCACCGACAGCTACACGCCGGGTTCCGGCTGGGTTAACTTCGGCAACGACGGAACGACTTCCAGCCGCGATCACAACTTCACCGACTACTACGCAGGCCCTGCGTCCGGCTCGGCGCTTTCCGACGCGGTCAGCATCAC